AAACGCCGCCTTCGGGCGGCGTTTTCTTTTTGCTGTCGTGCCGCGGCGGCGAGTCCTTACGCGGAGTATGCGTGATGCTTTGATCCAGCTCGGCTTGTACGAATAGGCGCCGCCCGCCGGGCTGCGCACACTGGAGGCCTACCTGTTCTTCGGAGGCATCCATGCGGAAAAATCGTCGGCGGCAGCTTGGCCAGGGCATGACGGAATACATCGCCAAAACGTAGACGCGCGTATTTACTGGCTTTGCGGCCTGGTACTGTCTAAAAATCCAATACCTGTCTAAAACCCGCTGTCCAAAACTGTGCGGTTATCCAGCCTTTTTTCGAGGGCTGGCGACCACCTTGGCGGACTTATCGCGCAGGTAAATCCGCGTGGTCCGCCGGTCGGTATGGCCCAGCAGGGCGGTCGGATCGATGCCCTGGCGCTCGGCCTCTGTGCCCGCCATCGCGCGCAGGTCGTGCAACGTAACGTTCTCGACGCCGGCATTCTTGGCAGCCAGCTTGAACGACCACCAGACATTCTTATGGGACCGCAGTCGCCCGTTGCGCGTCGTCAGCAGGTAGTTCATGTCCCGCACGGTGCCCGATGTCTTCTTGGCCCGCTCGACGGCTTCCCTGAGCTCAGGCGTCCATCCGACGATCAGCTTTTTCCCAGTCTTCTGCTGCTCGATGAATATCCCATCGTCTTGAAGGTGTGCCCGCTCGATCTTGAGCACGTCGCTGATGCGCTGGCCGGTCAGGTAGCAGAGGTCCATGATGCATTGCAACCAGGGTGCGGCCATTTTGTAGATCGCCGCGTACTCCCTGTCGCTGATGAGCCTATCGCGGCTGTTCTGCTTGAACCGCTGGACGCTGACGGTCGGGTCGGCTTCGACCAGCTCGCGGTCCAGCGCCCAACGGAAGACCAGCCGCAGGACGGTCAGCATGCGATTTGCGATGGCCTGCCGATCCTTGAATCCGTCCATCATCTGCACGATATCGCCGTGCCGAACCTGTTCCGGACGGAAGTCCGCAAAGGCTTCCTTGAGCAACCCGGCGCAGTGCTGGTACTGCTTTACGGTGGATTCCGCCCGGCCTTCCAGGCACGCCGGCATGGCCTTATCGATAAGCGCCGGCATGCCGTCCTGGGGCGCTGCGACCAGGCGGGCATATTCGGTCAGCGCCGCGTGCAGGTCGTTCCCCAGGCGCTGCCACTTCCCGTTTTTAACGAGGTAGTAGGCGCCGTGCTTCTGGTATACGCACGCGGGGAGGTGTCGGTCCTTGGTTCTTGTTCGCATAGCCCAACGCGGCTTCCATAGCGGCCCGGAGCACCACGGGGGTGCCATCCGGCCGGATCTTGAACGGTATGCCCAATTGCTTCAGGGCATCGCATTGTGCCCCTTTCCTGACGCGGTGCGTCACTTCGGCGATCTCGTCCGGCGTCAGGGTGAGCATAATCCTTCCCCTGGAACCACCGCCCCACCACCCGCCACTACCTCCCCGTGGACCAGGCAGGATGATCCGGAGGTCGTCGGCGGCGTCCCCTCGGGCTGGTCGGGTCCACGTCCGGTTATTCGACGTCCGGCGTCCAAGGCTCGGCAAGGCCCCACCACGGCCACCTGAGGGCCGGGATGTCTAGATGGTTGCCTTCCATGTCGCAATCCACCCATTTCGACCCATCCCAGTAGTCCTTGGTGGTCGTGAACGGGTGCTGGCGTGGGTAGTAGCCGACGTGGACTGGCTCTACCTCGGGCGGGAATGGACCGATGAGCTTTCGTTCGTTGGGCATGGCCGCGGCTCCAAAAGGGGCATGCCGATATGGTACGGCGGTCACGCATCGGCGTCTTCCAGCGCAGCGGCAGCGCGGACTATGGCGCGGCGGGTGGCGGCGTATGGATCGTCGCCCCGAAGCTCGTGGTGGTGGGAAACGATCTCCGACGTAGGTGTTTCAGTCAGGCTGATGCCGCCGCACGCGTGGTTCCACGCGGTCACCCGATCAACGCGGATCCAAGAATTTAGGTCGATACGCAGCTTCACAGCCAGCCTCAACGCATCGCCGTCGTCGATCAGCGGGTTCCACTGGTCATCATCGAATCGATCCGGCCAAGCATCTGGCAGCCTGCGCGGGTCAATCCCCGCCGCCTTCGCCGCTCTCCTGAGCAGTTCCTCGTTATTCATCGTTCGCCCCTTGTGCAGCGGCACGCCGCCACGCATCGAATGCAATGGCTCGGGTTGATCCGATTCCGTAGAACCGAGCGCAAGCGCAGCGCCATCCAATTTTGTGCTTATTGAACGTCGGCATCGCCGTTCTCCTTTCCAGCACGCAGGGCGCGTGCGTAGTAGGTCGGGCGGGATTCGCCAGAAACCGAATACAAGGCTGGCGCTTCGTCGTTCTGCGAAGTTGCCACAACGAGACTTCCGCCAGACGCCACCGGGTAATCGGCATTGCGGGCCTCGTAATGCTCCATGAAGTGGGTAGCGGCCTGTGCGCCATCGTATCCGTCCACATCGGCGCCATCTTCGCGGTCCTGACCATACTCCGGTATCCAACAACGGAACTTAGGCACGATCATTCCCCTTTCCGGCACGCTGGGCGCGGGCGGCGTCCCAGCCACGTGCAAAGCCAGCGTCGAAAGCCACATAGCGGGAAATGCGAAACTCGGAGTCCTTTCGCGCATCGAAGTATTCCCCGTGCGCGGCGTTGCATGCGGCTTCCTTCAGAGCGTGCTGGTGCTCGTAGGTCAGCGCATCCCTCGCGCCAGTCTGCCCCTCCCGATACACCGCAAGCTCAATCGCCATCTTGCTCACCAGCTCCGGCAGGTCTTGATAGCCGTGACGATGTCGCTCTTTCTCGGGCCCCTTGAGCGCGATGGCGATCTCGGCCAGCAGCTGGCCCATGCGCTGAATGGTGTATTCGTCTTCGTCCGCGCTGGTGAGCGCGGCGCGGGCGACATCAGCGGCAACGATCGCCTGCCGCTTGGGATGTGCCATATCCACGGGCACGCCGTCATGCAGCAGAGCGTCAGTGCATTGGTTCAGCGCATCGATGGCTATCGAACTTGCCGACTGCTCGTCGCCCTGCTGCGTTTGATGGCGAGCGAGGGCAGCGCGGTGATCTTCGTAGCGGATGTACAGGCCGTTAGAGTGCGGGTTCATCCCCAGGCCAGGAAAAGGATTGAATCGCGTAATCCGTTCGTCGCCCTGCGCACCCGGTGCGCCCCCTCCCATGGGCAGGGACTTGATCGCCTCTGTCCATTTCTCGACAAATCCTTTCGGTTTGTCCTGCGCAGCCGGTGCGGGGTCGCACGACGGGCATTCCCCGTTACGGCTGTCGCAATGATCGTCAGCCGCGCACCGTTGCTTCTCCTGCTGCACGGGCGCATCCGATGGGGTGGCGAACGACCGGCACAGTTGCCGCACGACTTCCGCGAGCGGCGATTTATCGTTATCGAACACGCATCCGCTATGGCCGCTGGGAGAGTGGATAAACGTTCCGTCATCGGCGCGCCCGATCCGCCACCCTAGCGGAATGCGGACTGGCTGGACGAGCAGGTCAGCAAGTTGCGCGTTTGCCTCCCCGAGTGCCGCACATACATCGTGGTAGGCCCCGGCCTCTACAGGTGCGGGATGGTCGTAGAGCGGCTGCCAGGCGTCCCCGCTGGGGCGGTCTTTACCTACATGCACGTCCGGGACAGCGTAAGCATTGTCGGTATAGTCCGCTGGGTGTATCCACGCCACCGGCACCGCCCCGGCCTCGCTGGCGGCAATCAGCAACGTATGGATGCTGCCGCGCCAATGCACGCGCGTCACGCTGTCGGCCAGATACTGGGTGTGGTCCGTGATGCCTGCATCGGCCTCGCTGGCGGCAGGCAGGTGGGCAAGTACGGCACGTTCCACGTCGTCAATCAGATCACCATAGGATGCCTCGTCGCGTCGATCTTGCCATGCGTTGTAGATGGCATCCTTCTCGTCGTCGCTCAGTACCGTCTGTTCATTGGTCATGGTTATTCCTTATCGTCGTGCCTCGCGGAGGCGAGCAAGCACCGCAGGCGTTATCCCAGTGAATGCCGTGCGCGCAGCAATTGCGGCTGTCCTCCGTCTCCCACTCCGCGCGGGCCTGGGCGATGATGGCGCGGGCGAATTCGTAGTTTGTGCCGCCGGGTTCGGTCAGGATGTCGAACCGGGCCGCGATCTCGGCTATCTTTTCCGGGGTCACGTTGTCGGCTCCTTGCGGTCGATCAGGTCCAGCACCGTATCTGCATGCCAGCGCGCGGTGATACCGCCAGAGGCACGCACCGTCTGAGCGGCCAACTCCAGCGTCTTGCGGCGCTCGTCAGCGAGTAGTTGGCGGACTGCTTCATCCGTCACGGCATAGCCCATGTATTGCGGCGTCATGATGTACAGCGATCCTTCACCGACCTTCGGCAGTCCGGCGCGTTCGTCGTCTTTCGGCAACTCCGGCCGGGCGGGGGTGCTGGCAGTCATGCTGCGTCCTTCGATCGGCCGAAGCCGATCCAGTTGAAGAGCCGGCGTAGGCTGTACGAGCGCACCAGCGAGATGACGGTGTAGAAAACTCCCAGCATCACGTTTTGCCGAAGGCTCAGCTGCCAGCCGAATAACGGGAATATCAGCGCGTTGGCGGTCATGTTGATGGCGTAGCCGACGATGACATTGATGACGGCTTCGGCGGCGCTGCCGTGGCGGGATTGGCCTCGGGTCATGCTGCATGCTCCAATTGCAGGCCTGCGCCGTTGATCGCGTCGACGCAGGCGGGATTGATCCAAAGGCATTCGGTTCGCGTGGAAGTGCCGCGGGCAGCAGAGATCCGCGCCGTGGTATCCGCGCGCAGCCAGCCGGACAGGGCGTCGTCATACAGCGCGCTGGGGTAACCGCTGAGAACGACCATGCCGGCGACACGCTGCAGGACGCCAAGCAGCGCCGAATGGTCGGCATCGTTCATCTCATGGTCGTAATAGCGGCCGTGCCGCGCGCCGGCATACCGGGTGCCGTGGACGTATGGTGGGTCCACGTAGAAAAGGGTATCGGGCGCATCGTGTTGCTGGATGACCTCGATGGCCGGCCTGTTCTCGATCATGACCGCAGCTAGGCGGCGACCGATGTGCTCGAGCTGGGCCGGATATTTGGCCCATAGATCCTGGGCGGTGCCGTATTTCCGTCGTGTGTCTATGCGGAAACCGGTGGTGCCTTTCGTCGCCCCGGCCGACCCGAAACCCATGGAGGCGCGGATGATGGTTCGGCGCGCGCGCTCCACGGGATCTTCGGTCGGCTCGTACGCGGCGTCGAACTCGTCCCGGGCGTACGGCGTCATGACCAACATTTCGAACAACTGTGCGCGGCGATCGCCATCGCGGAGGACGCGGAACAGGTTCACGATGTCGCCGTCCAAGTCGTTGTAAACCTCAGCGTATGCTCGCGGCTTCTGAATCAGGACGCCGGCCGCGCCACCGAACGGTTCGACATAGCATCGATGTGGCGGGAAGTGCTGGGTAACCCAGGGTGCCAAGCGGAATTTGGCACCGTGGTATCGGATAACGGGCGTGGTTACCGTCATGTCATGCTCGCTTCGATGAAGATTTGCGCCTGGTAGGCGTTGATCGCGTTGCCGTAGGCGCGCAGTCGTCCCACGCGGCTGGCAGCCCCATGAGCCAGCGGGAATGTGCTGGGTTCAACTGGCCGCCACTTTCCATCCCGGCAGCGGAGCCAATCAGCATCTCGCCATGGGCTGTCAGCCTTGCCGGGCCCTGCCAGTTGGATTCCGTCACGTCGGCGATAGACCAATCCGACAACGCCACCGTCTTCCGGCTGCTGTCGTTGTTTCCCGCCGCGTTGTTGCCGTTCTGTGCTGGCGTGCCCGCCATCGGTGTCGGCCAGCCAGCCAATGCAACCTGATGCGACAACATCGTCGGCACGCTGTTGCCCGTCAGCGCTTTCGACCTGGCTACATACTGCGCTCCAGTGCCGCCCGGTTCCGACGCCGTCGGTGTTCCCCATCCCGCCAGCCGCGCCACCTCGTTTAGCGGGCGTGCATTGGTTCCCCAGCGCTCCAGGGGCGCGCCCTTCCAATCCCGCGCGGCTGGCGTCGGCCAGGACGATAGGCGCGCCACTGCCGCCAAATCCGGACCATGGTTGCGCATCGCTTCTCGGATGCCGCCCTCGGTGCTGCGCACGCCCTTGTCGGCCAGGCTGCTTGTCGGCGTAGGCCAGCCAATACAGTCGGTCTCTGATGTGCGGCGCGCCGACGCTCGCAGACGGAAACGGGACCGCCCCGAAGGCGTAATCCAAGGCTTCCATGTCATCGTGTACAAGATCGATCCAAGGCCCTGCGTCCTTGCTCGCAACCTGTTCTCCAAAGACGACTGGAGGGCGGCGCTCGCCGATGAGCCAGTGCCAGTGCGGCCATAGGTGCCGCTCGTCATCAAACCCAGCTCCTTTGCCTGCCGCGCTGAAAGGTTGGCACGGACAGGAACCGGTCCAAACAGGTCGATCATCCGGCCAGCCGGCGCGGCGAAGGGCATAGGACCAGACGCCGATGCCGGCGAAGAAATGGCACTGTGTGTAGCCTCGAAGGTCATCAGGATGGACATCCTCTATGCTGCGTTCGTCGACGTCACCAGGGGCGATGTGGCCGGCAGCGATGAGGTTGCGCAGCCACTGGGCTGCGTACTTGTCGAATTCGTTGTAGTAGGCCGGCCGCAACGTCAATCCTCCTGCCCCGGATACGTATAGTCCCTTCCAGGTTTCTGGTGCCGGCGGCGGCTGTTTTTCCTGCAATGAAAATGAACTTTTCCTGGCCTTGACGTTTTCTTTACATTTGCCGCATTACCCTGCGCCCCATGCGCCCCGAAGTGGCATATCGCAGGTACTGGGTCGACGTGTGGGTAGGCTCGCGCCGGGGGAGGTACGGCCGGGAACGCACTGTGGAGCACTGAACGTCTTGCGGGCGATGGGCGCTTTAACAAAAAAAAGGAAAACGACGTGAACACGCCTAAGGCATGGACGGATGCGATAGCGGAATGGGAGGCTGCGCGCGCAACTTTCGAAACGGCATATGCGGCGGTAGTTTGGCCACATCCGAACCCCCGCGTGCTGGACCGATTGCATTCGGCGAGAGTTCGCATTCGTTCTGCACAGATAAGGATGGATGACGTGTGCAATGAATATTTCGGCTGGTAGGTCACAACGCAACCGCGCGGAATTGCACCTCCCACTTCCAGAGACTGGCGTCCGAACTGGCGCCGCCTGCGGCCGTTGCGACTCATCGCCGCACCGCAGTACGATTCCCCCTGAACAGGGAGCTGACCATGCTGGAAGGAACCTATCGGGCCGAGTCCGGCCAGGACGTCGAATACCAGATCGATTTCTCCATCGAGGGCAATACCATCGTCTGGAGCGGCCGCGCACGCCTTCACGGCACCATCTGGACGGACATACCAGGCGGGGTCGATGTAATCCATGACGTCGGCCTGATCGAAGAGCAATTGCATGCGCTGATGGGTGCGGCGATCGACGGGCAGCTGGGCGGCGAGATGGGGTAGGCTGTTGCGCGACATTGCGGCAGAGTAGTACGATCGGCGCACAAATCTCGGGACTCTGTTATGCCGCTCTGCGATGCATGTACGCCGTACCTCGGCGCCCTTTCCAAGGTCGAGCCCCATGCTGGGATGAGAATCCAGGCCAGCCGCAAGGTCCGGGGCATTTACGGCAACGGGGCAGGGGCGGTGCAGTTCTACGTCTGCGAAACGTGCGGCGTGACGTGGGGGCGTGACGGCGATAGCAAGGATCCAGACGCCAGTTGGTACCGGGCCGCGCCGCGGAGATAGCTGCTTCATGGGCCCATCATGAACTCCACTACCCACACCGAGAGCTGACACCGGCCGGCCAACGCAGTACGATCGGCGCCGGTTCGACCCACGGAGAGGTGAGCGGTGTCCGGTAAAACGTATTGGCCTGAGTCGTTGGCTGTTGGCGTGGTCGCGGTGTCGACGGCTATCGCAATCCAAGGCTGGCCGGCTCTCAGAGATGCTGATAGCCAAACTTGGGCAGCGTGGGTTCAGGGCATCGGTTCGGTTTTGGCCATTGGTGCCGCTATATGGATATCGCGAGAGCAGATCCGCCAAGATCGGCGGAAAGAGCAGGCCCATCACGCTGAAAGGATCGAGACCATACTCGTCCTCGTCCATGAGGCACTGAGACTTATAAGAGAGCCACTTCACCTCGATGAATGGGACTACTTCACTGGCGACACTCCCATTTTTGACCGCCGTGATTTCAAACAAATTGCGAAGGCTCTCAAGGATGTCCCGCTGCACGATCTGCCGCCGCGAATAGTCCGTGCCATATTGAAAGCTGCACAGAGCGCGAAGCAGGCAGTGAGTGCCGTGGAAGAGGCTGAAAGACTTGCCTATCTGCCCGATAATCCTCACGTGGATCATGAAGAGCAGAACATTTGGGAGTGGATCGCCACGCTTCGAGACCGTCTTGACGAAGCCGCCACTGAAATCGACACCGAGCTGCAGTTGAGAACCAGTAGTCGGGCTTGACCGCTCAAAACGGCACCCCATCAAACTCCCGCTCGTCGCACCCCTGGTCGACCACATCCGCTGGCGGCCGCACCAGTGGAAACTCGATAGCGGCGCGCGAGGTACCGGGCTCGCTTCTGGCGCAGGAAGGGAGAACGCTGGACGTCGGTCGGCGACCAGGTCGACGGTTGAAGTCTTTTCCAGGCGCTGAGCCTGTGGTGAAGTTCTCATGCCGCCTTCCTAATTGCCGGCGCCTGATAGGCGACCCACGTCATCACGGGCAACCCGCGCTTGTTCAGAACAACCATGCCGGTGCTGTCGACCTTATTTCCCCGCACCATGATCCTGCAGCGTTTGGCACGCGCAGTGCGCTTTGCCAGCGCGATCCACTCATTGGCGAACTGAGGCGCGTCGAAGGTGGGCGACACCTGACGCACGTTTCCATGCTCTAGGATTTCTTCAGCCTTTGTCGCTATCCAAGCTTCCCATTTCGCGGGAGTCATGGCGTTCAATTCGTCACGGCTGAAGTGATGCCGCTCCGCGGCATCGCGCGCAAGACGTTTCGCCAGCACCTCGGTCATACCGAATACACAAAATCCGCTCATCCTGTTCTCCTAGAACGGCACACCATCGAATTCCCAGTCGTCGCAACCGGCCTGAATCACTTCCGGCGGCGGCGCTTCCCCAAATTGCAGGCATCGGGTGCCGTCGAAGTGCTGGCACGATTTGCAGGCGACCTTGATGGCGTTAAGCCGCCAGAGCATCTGGTTCAACGCTTCTTTCTGCGTCTGCAGTTGAATTCCATTCATACGAAACGATCTCCGGAAACTTCGCGGTTTCGTTGACCACGATGGCCGACGGCCGACGCAGCTCGAAGCCGGTGTCGATCCACTCCAGGGCCTGATCGACCGACCCGGGCAGATGTCCGTAGCCCTCCGGCGAACGATCAGAGAACCAGGCACGGGCCTTGGCTTGGGCGTAGCCCGTATGCGATAGGCACACCCATTCGCGCGCAACGCAGCGGAAACCCGCCCAATACTCGACGCGCAGCGATGGCGGCGAGCCGGCTTTCTCGTGTTTGGCGTATTCAACCCGCTCGATCTCGTACCGATTGATCTTTTGCTTGACCTGGCTGGCCAGCACCGCGGCATCGCTGACCTTGCGCGCCGAGGGGGTTTCTTCCTCGCGCATCACAAAGCCGCATTCGGGACATAGGAGCAGACTCGCGGGCCGGACTTGGGCACCGCAGTTGTCGCAGACGGCGAAAGGTGCCATGCCGGGCTGGCTGGACTTCCTGGCGCGTCCGCGAATCTCGTCCAGCGGACCTAGCCGTGCCGTGGTGTCGGAGAAGTCCAACCACAGGCAATCAGTCTTGCCCGGCGCTATCCGCATCCCGCGACCGGCGCCCTGGACGTACAGCACGGGCGATTTGGTGGGGCGTAGCCAGAGGATGCAATCGACGTCCGGGACGTCAAAGCCGGTTGCCAAGGCCAGGACGGTGACCAGGCACCGCACCTTACCGGCGCGGAATTGGGCAATCAAAGTCTCACGCTCTGCCTTCGGCGTGTCGCCCGTAACGATCTTCGTCGTCACGCCCAGCGCGTTCAAGGCGCTGGACAGCTTGCCGGCATTGGCGACCGTTGGACAAAAGGCAATCCACTTCTTCCGGTCGCGTGCCAGCTCAACCGCCTGGCGCGCAGCGGAGTCGATGTAGACGTCCACCACTTCCGACAGTTGGTGCAGGTCGTAATCGCCGGTGGCTTTCGACACCTCCACGCCGCTGGCGTCAATCTGTTCCAAAACGTCCACCGGCCTCACCAAGGGCGACAGATAGCTCTCGTCCAGCAGCTGGCGCAGGCGCACTTCGGTGGCGATACCGGTGAAGAGCGGTGCCTTGCCATCGGTCAGCCAAATGCCATTGCCGCGGAAGGGTGTGGCGGTCAGGCCAGCCGTGCGGAATTGGCAGTAGCGCGCTAGGTCGTTCAGGAAGGACCGGTACTGCCCGGCGCCATCAGGCGAGATCAGGTGGCACTCGTCCACCAAGACGCAGCAGATACTGCCCAGAACGTGCGCATGCTTGGCGACGGAGCCGATGGTGGCGACGATCACGTCCGCGGTTGGATCCTTCTTTCCCACGCTGGCGCTGTAGTAACCGATACGCAGGTGCGACGGCAAAACCGTAGCGAGCTTCTCGGCGTTCTGTTCGGCCAGTTCCTTGGACGGCACGATAACCAGCGTGCGCGGGTGGTATTCAGGCCACAGGGCGAAGAGCTGGCGGACCAAATCGGCGATGATGATCGACTTGCCGGCGCCAGTCGGAAGCACCGCGATCGGGATTTGATCGAGGCCCGGATGTGTATCCCACCACGCCAGCAGTTCTTCGATGGCCGAGGATTGATAGGGGCGCAGGTTCACGCGACAACCCTCCCGCCGAATGTGTCGCGCAATGCGTGCAACGTTTCGTCGGCGTCATCCAGGGCGCCGATATCCTGCGCCGCCTGGATTTCCAGGCTGCTGAATCCCGCGGGCGGTGTGCCGTTGGTGAATTGGGCGCCGGTCTTCTTGTTGCGGTACCGGACCCAGTTCTCCTCCTGGCTGGCGTCGATCTGCTCGCCTACGCGCTCCAGCAGGATGGGAATGAACCGGTGCGCCTGGCAGGCCTGCTTCTGCGCGGCCACGTCCAGCGGTCGAGAATGGCGTTCGCATTGCCAGCTGCCATCGCGGGTCGGCGTAACGTGCGCGCATGTACGGCAATTGGGCTCTGCGATCTGCGTGCCGTGGCATATCTCGCGGTGGTCGCACATCTTGCACTGGAACCAGGATGGATCCTCGCTGATGCGCGCCGGCGGATTAGCAGCGTAGATGATCGACTCAGCGCGCTCCACCAGTAGCTTGAACTTATCCTGGGAGAACTCAATCCGTTCGGTGTAGATTTCGTCCGTGTCCTTGTTCACGGCGAAATAGAACGCTCGTTCCATGCCGGTCAGGCCCATGTAGGTCATCATCTGGGCGTAGTGCATCGGCTTGGATTTCTCCACGCCGTTGTTCTTGAGGTCCGCGAAGGACTTCTCGTTGTGGGTCTTGAACTCGCCTACGTGCCACGTCGCTGGCGCTTCGGGTAACCCTTTGATGGCGGCGTCCAGGCTGCCGGAGAAGTGACCGCCCAAGGTTTCGACGCGGAACTGCCGGCCGTCCGGCTCGGCGTCATGGACTTCGCAGCCGATCGCGCGCAGCTCGGCCACGATCCGCGCCTCTTCGCGCTGACCGGTGTTAAAGAGACGCAGCATCCGGCCGCTGAATTTCTTGCCATAGGCCCACCGGAAAGTGAGCCAGAGATGGCGCGCACAAGGGTGGCCGATTAAGCTGGCACCCAAGTGCGGCCGATGGCCATCGTCGGCATTACGCTCGTACCAGGCGTAGATCGCCTGGGCTGTGCGAAAGCGAGGATCCTCGATGGCCGCCATGATTACGCCCGCTTCCAGGGAGCGGTACGGGCCGACGCTGCCTGGGCGGCGATCACGGCGCAGGGAACAGCGGCCGGGGCACCGGCCAGCGCTTCGAAGCCCGTCACCTCGTTGCGCGGCTCGTAGCCGTCCTGCGTGCGAATCTTCACACGCATGCGAACGGGCTTGTTGTGCAGCTGGCTGGAGTCCTGCAGCTTGATGACGCCCGTGGCGTGGCACAGCGCCGACAATTGTGCCTGGGCAATCTCCTGGGCCTGGGCGTTGTCATGCTGCACGTTCAGGTTGCCGAAGACCTTGCGGCCCTTGAATTCGCCGTCCAGCACTTCGAAGGTCAGCGACAGGCCCATGCCCTTGCCGGATTTCAGGGGTTTCAGGTCGCTGTCGACGATCTGCGCCGGATAGACGCCGGCGGGAATAGGAGAGAACGACTGTTGAGGGGCGACCGTGGTCGCGTCGAAGTTCATCTGGGCCATGCTGGCCTCCTTGCGGTTAGGCGGCTTGCGCCGCGGGTTCGGGGGATTCGGATTGAGAGGTGGGCTGGCCCGCAACGCGCGCCATCAACTCGGCGTGGAAATCCGGCCAGGACAGCGGCAGCTTTTCGGGCATCTGATACCGGTTCTTGGCAATGAAGGCGGGCTTCTCGACCAGGTGCAGCCAACGCTGGCCGCTGCCGGTGGCGAGGTTGCGCGCGCCCTTCAAGGATTTCGGGTCGCCGTCCTTGGAGAGAAAGACTTCGGGCGCGGCGTAGCCGATGATGTCGGCGCGCTCGTACACCAGTTGGAAGGCGCGCTTGTGCAGCTTGATCTGCGTGCGGTCGTAGGCCGCCATTTCGGGTGGTTCGTGGCGGACGATGTCGCTGTGCGCGATGAGGATCGAACCGACCTTCTTTTCGGCGGCCAGGTAGGCGAGGGCATCCAGCATCTCGCGCCAGCGATCCAGGGCCATGACGTAGCCCTTGCCGTACCCAAGGTCCTCGACGCTCTTCTTGCCTTCGTCCTTGGCTACGGCGTCCCAAATCAGCGGTTCGAGGGCGGACAGGCTGTCGATCACCACCCAGCGGAAGCTGTGTTCTTCCGCGGCGAGCGAGCCGATAGCTTCCATGACGTCGGCAAAGCTGGTCGCAATGGGGAAGGCGGTCGCCTCCAGGTTGCCCAAACCATCTTCGGTACGAATGAAAACGCAATCTTCCGCCGTGGCAGCGAAGGTCGTCTTGCCGATGCCGGGGCCGCCGTGGACGCAGATGATGGGTGGCCGGTCGTTGGAGACGCGCTTAAGCGATGCGAGGGAAATGGCCATTCAGGCCTCCTTGATGGAGAGGGCGGTTTTCGCCGGGGTGATGGTGATGGCAGGGGCGATCAATGCCCATGTGGCGGGCTCATTGGCGCGGAGATACTTGGCGCCGGTTTCGTCTAGCTTCGGCTCCGTCTTGATCGGGCGCAGGTTCTCGGGCAACTGGTGGCACAGGGCCAGCAGTTGCGGCACGTCAGCTTTGTAGGAGAGCTTGCCGGTGATCGTCACCTTGAAGCCTTCTACGTCATGGGTCTGGCTGCCTTCTTCCTTGGCGCCAAGGACGTTGATGATCTGGGCCTCGATGCTTTGGCGGAGCGCGCTGGCCTGCGTCTCTGCGGCCTTGGCAGCCAGCCAATCTCGAGCGAGGTCGGTAGGGGTCATGACTTACCTTTGAGCGGTCTTGGAATGCTCGGCGTCGTAGCGATCCAGCGACGGGCCGAGGACGGCCAGGGCGAAGACAATCGCCGCGGCGTAGAGGATGGTTTCGCCGTGAACGCGCAGGAAACGCAGAGCAGCCTTCATTGCGGGTTCCACGGATCGATGTCGCGGTGCAGGCGCATGACGCGATCGCCGAGACGGGCGAGGGCGTAGACGGTGGCGACGGAGAAGAGGGCGACGGCGACCATTTCAGTTGCGACCTTCGCCGTCGGCGACGTGCTGCGCCATCGTCTTGGCTTCGGCGGCCACCTGTTCGTAATGCGCTGCAGCTCGGGCGAGATCGAGGCGGGGCGATTCACCATAGGCAAGCGCGAAGCGCGAAAAGGATGCGTAGGTTTCTTGGGCGTCACGGCCGCCGTCGGTGAACTGAGCGATGAAAACTGTGTCGCTGTCCCTGAAGACCACGAGCTCATGGCTATTGCCGCGTTTGAACGTGATGCTTCCCGTGCCGCCGGTATTCATCACGGCGAGTACTGCGGCGGCCTGTTGCTGGGTGAGGATCACCGGGATCTCCTTGGCGCCAGAGGGGGGCGCGTTGGAGAAATTATCAGTCGGACTGATTTATAAATCAACAGTCCGACTAATTTATTTTGTAACCTTCGCGGTCACACCGATTCCCCAGCCTCACTCGGGAAGTCCTGCAGCGCCATAGCGATTGCAGAGCACAGCATGGGGACCAAGTCCGCATGCATAGGATGCGGGTCCAGCTGAACGAATGCGTCGCCACGGATCAAATCAACCTGCAGTGCGGCTCCTGCCCGAAGATAGGGGCGAGCAGGGCCCACGGTCGTAAGCCGCGCGCGTTGTCGGTTCAGCGCCGCAGTCGCCTCCGAACATAACGTTTCGAGCCGGGCGGGGGTGTCAAGTTGCGCATGCGGGAATTCCACATTCACAAGGAATGGCCAGAGGGTCATTGCCGAGATGGATTTCTTCGACTTGCTTATCCGTTGTCGCATTGCGTCCTCCCGTCCAGCGTCTCCGATTCGTCGTCGGAGCAATTCATTGCACCACTGTTACGTCGCCGGCAAACCTTGGAAAAGCAAAGATAAATACCATCAGACTGCGAGTATTTAATCCATCACTGTGCGGGTACGCTGCCCGCCCATGGGAAGACCTCGTAAGAGCAAAGTTGAAGAGTGGGACCAGTTCACACTGCGTCTGCCACCTGGCATGCGGGATAAGCTCAAGACGCTGGCCGCGAAGCACGGCCGGTCCACGAATTCAGAGATTCTAGACAGGCTCGAGCGGTCGCTGGCGACCCACGAAAACGCCGAAATCGAACCGCTCCGCCAGATGATCCGAGATGAGCTGCGGGCCGCCCTGACTAGCACGTCGGGGAAGCGGTGACGCGACGCTGTGCTTTCAGTGCTTCAATGATCGACGGCCATCTAGTGGCCAGCGCTTCGGTGCTTATGACCCGCGGGTCGATCTGGATCCCGAACTGCGGATCGTCCGAAAGCCATCCGTACTGCACGAGTCCAGTGCCTGGCGTTGTCGGGACTCGGCCGGACCGAGATGCGGCGGCCAGGTCGCGCTGGTAGCATAAAGCCGCGCTGGCGGATGCGAGTAGGGCGGGCCCAGCAATGTCAAAGTACCGTTCGTCTGCGACCACCGGATCGAAACCGACGTCCAGCAGGTAGGGCCATGTACCCATGGCCGTGATGGTTGCCGGATCGACGGCGATAGGGGGCCGTTGCCGTTCACCGGCAGCTGTGATACCTTCCATCGAAGTTTTCCCTTCTTCGCTAGGTGGGGACTACTTGCTCTTACGCCCTGACGGTTGCCGCCATCGGGGCGTTTCCATTTGGTACTCCAGAACATCTTGTCAGATCGACCATCGCGTCTTCAAGCTCCTGCGGTTGTGGTTGTTTGAGCTACAAGCGCCTGAACCGCGGAACGGGTCGAGGACGCTGCATGCCGTCAGATTGCCCTCATTCGACGAAGGCACAAGTCCTTGTTCGACGGATGTGCGAGGCCTTGTGCGAACGGTCAGAAGTGCTAGATCAGTATGCCGGGTCGATGGGGTGGGGTCCAAATGTTTCAGACAGCGTGGTGACAATTTCGGGGTGTGTCTCGCTGGAAACTAGCACAGTGATACCATAGCACGGTGCTACGTTGGACAGCAAGCACAATGCTACGTACACTGGCGGAATGGCTAGAGAAGACGTCCAAACCAACATTCGGCTCCCTGAAGATCTCAAGGACAGCCTGACTGCGGCTGCCGCCAAAAACGGTCGGTCGCTCACGGCTGAAATAGTTCAGCGGCTCGAGCACAGCTTCACTCCGTGGGAGGAGCGGCCGTGGGAGGAGCGCTGGGTCACTGATGTGCAGAGGGCGGTGATCAAGATGATGACCGCGGACGAATATTCGTCCCTCTTGAACCGCGTGAAGCGCGCCGGAGGGGCGGAGTACGTCAATAGTCAGCCATCAAGCGAGCCCGTCTCGCCGGTCGATCCTATAGTCGGATCCACGCCGGCAATTGAGGAAGGACTGCACGCTCAGACAGTGGAGTACTTCGTCAAGACCGCTAGCGAAATGCCGCTTTCTGCTGTGTTCTCTGAAGAAGACATTCAAAAGCTCGCGCACCGGATGTGGGCGGTCGCCAACGAAGGGTCCGAAGGGTACGTTATGGGCCAGGCAGCTGGCTCGAAAGTCTTGCGGAGTGGACGCAAGTCAACAAGGATGCGACCGACCCAGGGTGCAGAGTCGACTGACCAGAATACGCCGGCGGAGCGTGAAAAGTAGAAGATAGTGGCCTGCCCCATAAAGGGCACGCAGACCACAAAAAAAGCCGCCCTAGCAGGCGGCTCTTTTATCATTTGACACTGCTGCTCTCGCTTTTTCTCGGCACCGTCTCTTTGTCAGTGGTCCGATGTCTGTAGCGGCGCACTTGAACCGTCGTACCAGACGACGCCATCGATTCCTGCACTTGTTTAGCGCTCTCAATAATGGCTTGAAATGGAGCAAAGTAGAGCTTTGGCGTCTCTTTGACAGCTTCCCAGAAAGGGCTTTTGGTGCTCATCTCGATAACTCCTTGAGCGCAGCTCGCAGTGCGTTCACTAGGAAGATTAGCATGCCGGCAACATCGACCGCTAGCAAGAGATACTCCAGGGCCGTCAGGCATATGACCAGGGGCTCAGATGCGCCATTCACTTCCAGAAAGTGAACAAATTTTCCTAAGCCGAACGCAAGTAGCGCCAGCACTACGAAAATGATGCCACCTGCCACTGCATGCCCTATGAAAGCTTTGACTGCATCCCAGATTTTTGGTTCTTGGTTTTCGCTCATCTTTGTCTGTTTCTCGCATCAAACTGTCTAATCACGTGCGGGTCCGATCGTTGAGCTAGACCGGCGTGATTTTCTAATTGTAAGCTTGTGTGAATATTATACGTATCGGAATGGTGCGCTTGCCGATTCGCCTCCACTACGCGCGCTTCACAGCTCGCGATGTAGATACACAACCCGCCCCAGCAGGTACGTTCCCTCGCCGCATTCCATGGGCGGATATGACTTCTGCGCGGGGTTGTCGGAATGCAGCCACCACCGGCGCAAATCGTACTTCAGCCGCTTCACCGTGAATTCACCCTCGTGGTTGACCGCATATAGGCCGTCTTTCTCGCGCTTCACGTCCTCGGTATCGACCACGATCACGTCGCCGTCACGAATAGTTGGGTCCATGCTGTCGCCGTTCACCCTGGTCGCGTAAAGCCTGGCCGGATCGAGGTCTCGTTTTTCCAGCCAGTGCCTAGAAAGGAAAACCGGCTCACCGTCGCCGTTGTCCAGGTGCTCCACCGAGAATCCAGCGATGCCCGCGGAAATCTTGAAGATGACCTTGCGGACAGGAACGAAGTTGGGGTCGGTGTCGGCGTCGATTTCGGCCGCCTGTTTGATGTCAGGCAGCACGGCCGCCATTCGCTGAATCTCACCGGCCAGCTCGGGGCTGATCGCATCCGGCTTCACGGAGAGCAACTCGGCGAACTTCAACAGGGCACTTACATTCAGCGGTATCCGGCCATTGACGTACTGGCTGACGGAGCTTTGGCTGTTGAAACCCAGTAGACCGGCGACGACCTCCTGCGAAGCCGGCTCGCCGGCGGTTCGGCGGTCCTGCTTCCATTGCTCATAGAGCGCGCGTAGACGAGCGGCATCAGCGAGCTGCGAGGGGGTGAGCGGTTGTGCGGGCATGGGCGCGACGATATAAGGAGGACTGATAATTGGCAATTAGTCAGACTGTTGACTGATTAAGCAGTCCGACTGATAATGAGTGGATGAATGCCATCCGATCGATCCGACAGCGCTTAGGTTTGACGCAGCAGGCCCTCGCCGACGGTCTAGGCGTCACGCAAGGCAACGTCTCACTTTATGAGCACGGACAGGAGATGCCGCCGAAGGTCGCGCGCCGGCTGGTCGCTTTTGCAGACCAGTGCGGCACGCAGATTACGCTCGATGACGTCTACGCGGAGTCGAGCGGAATCGAGGAGCAGGGTGGTGCAGTGGCGTCTGTTCATGTTGCGGCGCATCGTACCCGCCAAGCTCAATCATAAACACGTTCGGAGACCGTCCCAATGAACACGACTGACGCCGCCTATGCCACCGTCCACGATTACCCGGGCGGCAGCGAGTCGCTGGGCCCGCGCGTCGGCGTGTCTCCGGCGGTGCTGCGCAACAAGGTTAATCCGCAGAACGACACGCACCGCCTTGCGTGGGACGAGGCGGTGCGAATATCCGTCGTCACGGGCGATGCACGCATGCTGGACGCCTTCGCCGCCGAACTTGGCCGCGTCACAGTACCCATCCCTGCAGCGGGCGTCTCGGACATGGACGTGCTGTCCGATACCTGTTCGCTGGTGACACAGGTAGGTCAGTACATGCAGACCATCCACACGGCGCTGTCCGACGGCAAGATCGACCAAAAGGAAATCGCTGCCATCCGACAACAGGCCCTGGAGGCCATGTCAAAGGTGGCGACCCTGGTTGCTTGCCTCGAAGGCATGGCCGAATGACCCTGCCCCACAGGACCGGCCAATAATGGCCGCCGTCTTCCCCATCGCCCAGGCGCCCACCACGGCGCTGGACTACGCGCTCGCGTACGCCAGCCTTGGCTGGCATGTCTTCCCCGCATTCAGCATCAAGGACGGCCGCTGCAGCTGCGACAATGCGGACTGCAAGAGCCCTGGCAAGCACCCCATCGGCTGGCTCGTAAAGAAAGGCCAGGACGACGCGACGACCGACGCGACCAAGATCCGCGCCTGGTGGACGTCGGCGCCGGACGCGAACATCGCGATCATGCTAAAGCCCTCCGGGCTGGTCGCGATCGACATCGACCCGCGCAATGGCGGCTGGGACTCGATCGATGACCTGGAAGCGCGCCACGGCGGACTAGTATCCGATGTACTGCAGCTGACCGGCGGTGGAGGCGAGCACCGCATCTTCCGCCTGGATCCCGACGAGTCGCTGGCGCTGCCCGGAAAGCTTGGCGCCGGCGTGGACGTCAAGCGGAATGGCTACATCATCGCCGAGCCGTCCAACCACCTGTCCGGCCGCACCTACCACTGGGAGGCGTCGAGCAACCCACTGGACGGCGTGATCCCGCCGCCCTTGCCGGATTGGCTGCGCGGCACCTTCGGGGGCGCCGCGGCATCTCAGACCCTACCGCCGGCCGAGCCGCGCGCCTTGGCGCCCCATGACCATGAAGACCTGGCCTCCGCCTTATCGCATATCCCCAGTGACGACCGCGAGGATTGGGTCCAGGTCGGTATGGCGCTGCATTCGACCGCGGCCGGCGGCGAAGCCTTCATGCTGTGGGATGCCTGGAGCCGGACCAGCGAGAAATACGACGCACGCGATTGCACCCGCGTCTGGGCGTCCTTCCGAAACAAGGGCTTGTCCGGCGTCTCGAAGGCGACCATCTTTGCAATGGCCCAAGCGCGCGGCTGGGTAAATGCACGGACGCCAACACCGGTTCCAGCTGGCCAGGTCATGCTGGCCCAGCCGACCATAGCCACCGAAGCCCCCGCCAACCTTCTGAACCCGCCCGGCATCCTGGGCGATATGGCACGCTGGGTCGACGCCACGTCACGCAAGCCGCAACCCCAGTTCGCCGTCCAGGCGGCCGTTGCATTCTGCTGCACGGTCATGGGCCGGCGGTTCGTTACAACACAGCGCAACTGGCCCAGCCTGTACCTCCTGAACATCGGCAAGTCTGCCAGCGGCAAGGAACACGCGAAGTGGGCGGTGGAGAAAGCGCTTGACCAGTGCGGCCTCGGTCGCCTCATAGGTCCGGCCTCCTACACGAGCGACTCCGGCCTGTTATCAGCGCTCCTGCACCAGCCGGCGCACTTCACGGTCATCGACGAATTCGGCAAGGTGTTGGAATCCGCCAGCGTCAAGCACAACAACCGGGCGCAGTCGACCCTGCGCGCGCTCATGGAAGTGTGGGGACGGTGCGACGGCGCTATGCGGCCGCAGGGCTACTCCACCTTCGGCATGTCCGCGTCCGAAGCCAGCAAGCTTGCCGAGCGTACGGTGCGCAACCCAGCGTTGACGCTCCTGGCCATGACGACGCCCGAAAGCTTTTTCGACAGCATCGGGTCGGCCGCGGCGCGCGATGGCTTCCTGAACCGCTTCCTGACGGTCGAAAGCGATATCGGGCGCCAGCCGTCGCGCTCACCTGACTTCACAGATCTGCCGACCTCGATCAAAGCATGGGTGGACGAGATCCGCTCTATGCCTGGGACGCATCTGGTCAACCCCGACACCAATGCGAGCCTGGAGCCCATCGCCCAGGTGGTGGGTATCACCGGCGCGGCCCAGCAACTCTTCGACGACTTCGAGACTGAGTGTCTGGCCGACATGGACGCCTACGAGGATGCCGGCATGGCCGAGATGTTCGGGCGTACGCGCGAGATCGCCATGCGGCTGGCGCTTGTCGTGGCCGTCGGCTGCCGCGCGCCCAAGGTCACTGACGACCACGCGCGGTGGGCGATCGACTACGCCCGCCATTTCGCCCGGCGCACCGCGGAGCGCTTGCGCACCAGCGTGGCCGATAGCGAGTTCGACGCGCTGAAGAAGCAGGTCTATGCATTGCTCCTGGCCACAGGCGAGCAGGGGCTTACCGTGCGCGAGCTCGCGCGCAAGAGCCGGCGCTTTAGTCAGGTCGACCGGCGCGGACAGGAGAACGTGCTGTCCAGCCTGCAGTTCCTGGGCGACATCGCCTTCGTCGAAATGGCAAGCATGGCGGGCCGCAAGCGTCAGGCATACGTTGCCGTCAACGTCGACGCTGACAGTACCTCCCCCGTGGATTCACCGTGAAATCGTCGAACTCGTCGAACAGGCTTCGACGACGTAGAACAAGCATTCATGCGGGTTTGACGGGATTTCGTCAAATCGCGACAGCGTGCGTGTGTCTCCCTGGAAGAGCCCTAGAAAGGTAATACACAAACATATGTGTGTTTATTAGACGTTATTAGAGAAGAGCCTTTATTTATGCGGGTCTACGTCGTCGAAAGCCCTTCGACGAAATGCTGACAGTTCGACGAAATCACCTTACCCAATTCTTAAATCGTCAATTTCGTCGAACCACGTTCGACGAGGAGAGCGACAGTGGCAGGCAACCGAAACGAGCTTGATCCCGAAGCGGCAGAACAGGTGGCACTGATTCAGTGGAGCCTACGCAATCGGCAGGAGATACCGGCGCTGGGGCTTCTGTTCCACGTCCCGAATGGCGGGCACCGGCATCCTACCCAAGGCGCCTTGATGAAGCTTCTTGGCGTGAAGCGTGGTGTACCTGATCTGTGCCTTCCGGTCCCAGCGGCCGGCCATCACGGCCTGTGGATCGAGATGAAGCCGCCAACGGGTGGGGTGGTGAGCGAGGATCAGAAGCGCTGGCATGCCAGCTTAATTGCCAATGGCTACCGAGTGCAGGTCTGCCGAGGCTTCCAGCCGGCCAAGGAGGCGATTCTGAGCTATCTGGGTATCCCAGAGCCTACGGAGGCCTTGAATCCGCTGGCGGGTGCGTCATGAGGGCGCTGATGCGGTGGCAGATGGGTGATCCGGCGAAGGTGTATGAGCGGATGGAAGAGGGGCGGTTGCGAGGCGACCGGCGAGGCTTGATGGAAGATCCCTTCGGGGCACTTTGGAGAAAAGGGGTGATCGTGATGACAAGGGACGAAAGCGAACAGATCGAGGAATTGCTGTTGACCTGGTACCGCTGGGCCAAGCCTTATACGCCCGTGCGTGGTGCGCCGCGGGTGTCGCCCTATGGGCGAAACACATCGCCAGACGCTGGCAACGTCCACGACGATCAAGATGAAGTCGACGCCAGGATCGCCGCTGCTGAAGCGGAAACGGTGGACGCTTGTCTGAACGACTTGACGTGGGAGAGCCGTGCTGCAGTAGGCATTCACGTCGCCAACAAGGCTGCCGGCGCACAGGTTTACCGGAATGCACGGATGACTGTCGAGGAATCGCACCAGGCGTACCAACAGGCGAAAGTAGACCTTCTGCCGTTGTTGCATCGCCGTGGCATGATGAGGATGGCGGCCTGATATGTCTTGCGTCATCGTTAAGCGTAGGGCAGAATAAGGGCGTCGGGGCTTCGTTCGTCCTGAAGAAACGTAAACCCGCCTCCTAAAAGCAGCGGGTTTTTGTGTTTCTGGACAAGGAAATTCGATGAAACGGGTAATGACCCAGCTGCGCCTGATTCTGGCGGAAGCGATGTTCGAATGGATCCTTGGGCTTGCGCCGAAGGATGATCCTGACGGAGCCCGGATGGTGCAGGCGGTTGCCGCATACTTTCATGGATCGAAGAATCAGGGATCAGCCGGCGAGCCGGCACAACCCGTCCGCATTGACTTCGTTCCGCAGGACGGCCAGGTTTCGAACTACTTCGACTGTACGGTAACCGCGCTTGATGGTTCGCCCTGGCGCTCTCTCGATGGAGTCTGGCGAGCGGTGCCCAGCCCCCAGTAGACAGTAAAGTCCCATATCAATTGAAGCCCCGACATGGAGAGATCCGGTCGGGGTTTTTCCATTCGGCCGCCCATGATCGAACAGTTCTATCTCTGCCGGCATGAGGACGGCCGGATAGTGCTGTCCGGCCGAGTAGAAGGCATAGGCTGCACGCCAATGTCTGCGCAGGCGGTGGATGGTCAGAGTGCTTGGCAGGTTTGCCGCGAGCGCGTGGATATGGCCTGCCTGGAGCATCGCCCTGGCTATGGCTGGTTCCGATGCTACGGACGGTGAAGCGCTCCATGCCGTACGGTAACGGCCGCGGTGGCCGCCCCTGGCGCCGCCTGCGCGAGCAGGTCATGAAGCGCGATGGATACATGTGCCAGTGCGAGGACTGCAAGGGCGAGAAGCTGATCGCCCACGAAGTCGACCACATCAGCAATGCCCGCGATGCGGACGGGAATCTGAACGATGCCCCATCAAACCTGCGGGCAATGAACCGGGATTGCCATGCGCTGAAGACCAAGCGCGAGGCCAACCCCGGGTTTCGTGAACGGGTGGACGTCGGTGTCGACGGCTGGCCTATCTGACCGGAGCATTGACCCAGCATATGCCGAGCCCTATCACGGTCACCTCCACCCAGGTCAACGAGGAACGTCACTTCGCGCGCATCAGCGGCAAGGACCTGGAGCGTATCGTCGCTGCTGCGGTAGCTGCCCAGGCTGGCATCGACCTGGATGCCGTTGGCGTCCGGGTTGAGCGGTGCTGGATCGACCGCAAGGTGACCGATCGAGGCGGCGAGGGCGAAGCCGAAGTTCTGATCGTCGTTGATCGGCAGGGCGAACGCCCCCGCCCGGTCGAACTGCCCGCATCCCCCGGCATCGTCGGCGATCAGGCAGGCTGACGCCTCGTCGGCAATGCCCGGGGGGGTATGTCGGGTCTGAGGCCGACCCGGACCGGACACCGACCGTTCACCTAAATTCCCGCATCCGCAATTCAGAATATGACCCTGTTAGGGTTTGCACAACGAGGAATTCACAATTCATGCCGCGACAACGACTCCCGGCCAAAAAGGTCGAAGTGTCCGGCGCGGCGCTGAAGGATCCAGGTCGGTTCAAAGGACGAAAGGCGCCGTCGAAAACTCGCCCCGTCGGAGTGCCCTACAAGGGCATGACCAAGGAACAAATCGCCGTTTGGCGAGAATGCGTCAAGAACATGCCTTGGCTCCATTCTGGCCATCGACTGCTCTTGCGCCAAGTCTGCCTGCTGGCGGCGCGGATGGATACCGACCCAGACATGGGGGTCGCCGCACTTCAGGCGCTGGGAGCTGCGCTCTCGAAACTTGGCGCTACCCCCGTGGACGAGACGAAGGTGATGCATGGCGGCGGTGACGAAACCGACCCCGACGACCAGTTCTTCAACGGACCGCGTTAAGGCGTACGCGGAAGCCGTGGTCGCCGGTCGGATAGTGGCCGGTCCCCATGTCCGCAATGCTTGCCGGCGTCATCTGCTTGATCTGGTGGTGGGCCACGAGCGCGGCCTGTACTTCGACCCCGCGGCTGCTGATTACGCGTTCCAGTTCTTCGAGGGAGTCCTGAGACTGTCCGAAGGGCAATTCGAAGGCCAGAAGTTCCAACTGGACCCGTCGCAGGCCTTCATCGTCGGTTCGCTGTTCGGCTGGAAACAGGCAGACGGCGCGCGCCGGTTTCGTCGGGCCTACATCGAGCAGGGCAAAGGAAACGGCAAGAGTCCTCTCGCTGGCGGCCTCGGGTTGCTGGGCATGACCGCAGACGGCGAGGCGGGGTCGCAAGTCTATTCCGCCGCGGCGAAAAAGGACCAGGCCGGCATCCTGTTCGCCGATGCGGTCAAGATGGTCAAGCAGTCGCCGGCGCTGAAACGGCGCGTCGACTTCTCCGGCGGCGAAGGCCGTGAGTACAACATAGCGCACCACGCCAGCGGCAGCTTCTTCCGGCCGGTGTCGCGGGATACCGGCCGGACAGGTTCGGGGCCGCGTCCGTACTTCGTGCTGGTCGACGAAGTACACGAGCTGCCGGACCGCAAGATCATCGAAATGCTGGAGCGCGGGTTCAAGTTCCGTCGCCAGCCGCTGCTGTTCATGATTACTAACTCGGGCAGCGATCGAACCTCTGTAGCCTGGGAAGAGCACGAGCACGCGGTCAA